CCTGAAAGAAGCGAAGTCACGTTTTGAGGCTTTAAAGCAAAAAGAATTGTTTTAGTGGTTGGTTATTCCTAATTCCATATTTCAGCCGGGCGGTTGAAAAGTCGTCCGGTTTTTATATCTTTGTGTAAAATTGCACAATGAAAATTTTAGGAACGTCGGCAGTATGGATTTTGATAGCGCTTAGTGTTTGGTATTTCACAAAGAACCAATGCAAAGAATGTAACGAAAGGCTTGAGGTAATAAAAATCAGTACAAAAGAATTTGTCGCACCGGAAAAGGAAACTACAATTCCAGAACCGAAAAAGGTTCAAACAAAAACTAAGAAAAAGGTTGTTTTTTACTCTAATGATGCTCCGGAATTAGGCAATGATGAGGATTTTGTTAGCTTCGTGCTTGACGGCGACGAAACGCAAAAAGAACCTGACCTGTCTGATTCCGGTTTTTTAGTTAGGGAAATGAACCTTTACGAAATAGAAGATTCAACCGACGCCTGGCATTTAAAAGCCATCGCATACGTTAACGGGGAGCTAATCAGTTTTAGCCCGTCGGTACAAATAAATTGCCCGCCTCAAAAAATCCTGACACAAATTCCAAAGTTTGCCATAATGCCGTCGGCTTATTATTTCGAGGGTTCAGGATTAGGAGTTGGTGGAAATCTGCTTTACAAAAACTACTCAGTCGGCGGCGGCTATTTCCCGCAAAACAAAAACTATCTTTTTCAGGCAGGGTATTTAATCAAGTTGAAATAATGGTTAAGCTAAAAGACATTTTTACCAATCCAGCGAATCCGCGCATAATAAAAGATGCCAAGTTTCAAAAGCTGGTCAAAAGTATTGACGAATTTCCCAAGATGATGGAACTGCGACCGATTATAGTGGATTCAGAAGGGATGATCTTAGGCGGGAATATGCGTTACAAAGCGCTCAAAGATTTGGGATATAAGGAAATACCCGACACTTGGTTAAAGCGGGCAGATGATTTGACCGAAGATGAAATCAGGCGTTTCACGATTGCAGACAATGTCGGTTTTGGAGAATGGGATTATGAACTATTGGCGAATGAATGGGACGTGGCAGAACTTAATGAATGGGGTTTAGATTTGCCGGATTTAACATACAAAGAAGATGAAACTTATTCGAGTAAAATTGAAAGCCCTATTTACGAACCAAAAGGGGAAAAGCCAAAGGAAAATGAACTTTTTGATTTGACAGCATACGAAAAATTACTAAGCGATATAAAAAAAGCGCAAATTTCAGACCATGAACGATTATTTTTAGAATTAGCAGCAACAAGGCATATCAAGTTTGATTATCGTAAAATAGCGAATTTTTACGCCCATAGTGGTAATAATGTGCAAAGTTTAATCGAGGATTCCGCTTTGATTATTATTGATTACGAAAAGGCAATTGAAAAAGGTTTTGTAAAATTATACGAAGACTTTGTAAATTTAGCTGATGTCGATGTCTGATTTTGTAGTATTTATTTTATCTCATGGCAGGGCTGAAAATGTTTATACCGTTAAGACATTGCGGAAGCACGGGTATACTGGCAAAGTAGTTATCGTAATTGATAATGAGGATGAAACAGCGGATTTATATTTTAGAAAATTTGAGAATGTTGAAATGTTTGATAAAAAAGCAATTGCAAAGACTTTTGATGAATGCGATAATTTTGATGACAGGCGAGCAATTATTTACGCCCGAAATGCCTGCTTTGATATTGCTAAAAAGTTAGGGTATAAATATTTTATTCAACTTGACGACGATTATACTTATTTTGAATATAGAGTTTATAATGAAGAAAGGCAAAAGCCTTCAAATATTTGGGATTTAGATTCTGTTTTCCTATTACTTTTAGACTTTTATAAAAAGACAAATTTTGCGACCATATCGATAGCTCAGGGCGGTGACTTTATTGGAGGTAAAAATAATAAAATGGCAAAAAAGCCAACGTTATTTCGAAAATGTATGAATTCGTTCATTTGTTCAACTGACAGACCGTTTCAATTTATAGGCAGAATAAATGAGGACGTTAATACTTATGTTAAAAAGCAGTCGGTCGGGTTATTGATGGGTACTATTCCGTTTGTAGCACTTGGACAAAAAACCACACAAAAAAATAAAGGAGGAATGACTGATTTATATCTCGATTCAGGAACTTACGTTAAGTCTTTTTATACGGTTATGTTAAGCCCTGCGAGCTGTTGTATTAAACCAATGGGCGATACGCATAAAAGATTACACCACGCAATAAAGTGGGATAATGCAGTACCAAAAATAATAAGTGAAAACCACAAAAAATAATTAAAATCAGCGAATTAACAACGATGCCAAATAAAGAAAACATAGTGCCTCACCAATTTAAAAAGGGTGAAAGTGGAAACCCAAAAGGCAGACCTAAACTTCCAAAGCTGGACGTTCTTTTAGCTGAGGTCTTAGGGGATGAAAAGGACGGTATTACGGCAGGACAGGCAATACTTATGAAGCTAAGGCAAAAGGCTTTGAACGGTGACATTCGAGCCGCTCAATTGCTTTTAGACCGCGGCTACGGGAAAGCAAAGCAAACGATTGAACTACACACGCCGGAACCGATTAAGATTGAAGTTGTACCATATATCGAACCGATAACATCAGAAGATGACTTGCCAGAATACGATGAAGATTAATGAAGACAACAACCGTTTACGCATGGAACGCGAACGCAAAGCATCGGATAGTCGTTAACCAGGGCGGCAGTTCCAGTTCCAAAACCTACTCCATCATTCAGGTTCTAATCATTAAAGCGATTCAGGAAGCCGGAAAGGTTATCACTATCACCGCGCAAGATTACCCGAATATGCGTAAAGGGGTATTGCGTGACTTTGAGCGGATAATGTCAGAACCTGCTTTAAATGCGCAATTGACTGCCTATAATAAAACAAACAACACCGCTCATTTTAAAAGCGGTTCGATAATCGAGTTTGTTATTTTCAAAGACGAGCAGGATGCTAAATCAGGGAAGCGCGATTACCTTTTTATAAATGAGTGTGACGGGATTACCTTTCCGGTTTATCAGGCGCTCGCAATGCGTACCAGGGTGCAAATTTTCCTGGATTACAATCCGACGCGGCAATTTTGGGTGCATGAAAATTTATTAGGCAGGGAAGATGTAATAATATTTTACAGCACATGGCGGAATAATCCATTCCTCGAAAAATCTATCATTGCCGAAATTGAGCAGTACAAAACCATTGACGAAAATTATTATAAGGTTTTTAGTTTAGGCAGGACGGGAGTTTTAACCGGTCAAATTTTCCCCAATTGGAAACGAATCGAAACATTCACAGCGACTAAAAACCTGGTCATCGGATTAGACTTTGGTTTTACAAACAGCCCGACGGCTATTGTAAAACTTGGGGAGGAAAGCGGAATAATCCAGGGGCATGAAATATGCTACCGGCGGCAAATGTCGAATGGTGATATTATCGAGGTTTTAAAGGAGGCAAATCCGTACCGTGACATTACGATTATAGCTGATTCAGCCGAGCCAAAAAGTATTTCAGAAATAAAAGCGGCGGGGTTTAAAGTTTTGGGCGCTGAAAAAATCGAAGTGAAAGAGGGCATTAATTTTATGAAAAAATGGAGGTGGGAAATTACAGAAGACAGCACCAATTGGGAAAAGGAAAGGAAAAACTACATTTGGGCAAAGGATAGGGACGGGAAAGACTTGAACATTCCAATCAAAGCCTTTGACCATTGTTTTGATGCTGCACGGTACGCGTTTTTATTTCAATGGCACGGTAAAAAACTCATTCGGGTTTTATAGATTTGTTCCTTCTAAACTTTTCTTTCGGGCTGCCAATGGGTAGCCCTTTTTATTAAAACTTTTTTCATTTTTATTTGCAAGTGTAAAATATGTTTGTATCTTTGTAGGGTAATCGAAAGTAATTAATGACCTTTAAAATTTAGAAAATGAAAACGATTAAAAACTCAACAGGAAGCAAAGCGGTAAATATTTCAGCAGACGGTTATGGCTCAGTAAGAGCCATGTATGTTCAAATTTACAACAACGAGCAGCAGGTTTTGGAATCAAAAAGTTTTGCAAGCGTTAAAAATGCCGAAAAATGGGCTGCAAATAAACTTGCACCAAGACTAAAGAACTTTCACTCCCTCCAAAAGTCCGCCGTTACGGAAATGCCGGCGGCGGATAATTTTTGAACGGTAAAAAAAAATCAAAATGATAAAAGTATCCAACAAATTAAGGGTAAAGCATTTTCCTAATATCCCATGTAAACCATTTACAGTGGATGTAAAAGATGAAGTTGAGGCTTATTTGATAGAAAATACATTAGCCAACCAACACTTATTTTTATTTGAAAATAATTTCATTCCTGATTATTCAAATATTATTACCATTGTAATGTGGGATGAGGAGGAAATGGATTGGGTAGATTACTGGAATGAGGAGGAGATGATGGAATGGGATGAATTTGTAGACACCTATTTGAATCCTACGGAAGAATAAAAACCTAATCAAAATCATGAAAACCATTTTCCTTTTTTCCATCATCCTCATTTTTGGCAGTTCATTGAGCGGGCAAACTTTAAAACCAGTAAAAGAAAAATATATTGAAGCCTATGGTTTTTATATTCCAGACGAAAAAGTAAGACAATGTATTTATGATGCCATTATAACAGTTCCGGGCGAACAAGGTACTCAATTTAATATCGGAAAAGTATGTCAGGAAATCGGATGCGAGGGAGTTTTTGATACCACCGGAAAACATCAAACCGCGTGGGAAATTTATTTAGATTCGATAATTTTAGTTTACGTCACACCTGAAAACGGTATTTTTAAAACTCAAATACTGATTTACAAATACAGCGAACGAATAAAAAAATTCTTACTTTTGAAATAGTAACTTTTGTTTTCATAAACGGGATTTTCTTAGGGCTGATTCGTTCAGCCCTTTTTTTGTTTAAAAATATTTGCTTATTAAAAATAACTTTGTAACTTTGTGGTATAATTGAGAGTAATTAATAACTTTAAAAAATTAAGAAAATGAACGCAGAAAGAGTTTCGATGTATGACATTTCAAAAGTAGTAAAATTTCATGACCTTGGAAGTCAGGTTGTAACTGTTTGTGACGGTTATTCAAAATGCACGGAAAAGGTTAACTTTGGCGACCCTGGATGGGCTTTTGGAGGGTCGCAAAAAGTTTTATACCCGATAAATGAAAAACAGCTATCAGTATTTCAATTTTACGGAGAAGCTACTATTGAACTAACTGATAAGTACACCCTAACTATGAAAAACCATGGAATGCGAATCCGCATATCATGGCATTGGATAAGACACATATTGCAGAATTCGCCAAAAACACGATTGATTTTTACCCAAGACGCAGCGGATGCATTCACGTCTTTAAAAGCACATCCGGATTATTTAAATGAAGAATCTTTGATGAAAACATTAAGTATAAAATAATTTTTGTGTTTTCGAAGTTTTTGAAATTTACGGGTGATGCTGGCGCATCGCCCTTTTTTTGTTTAAAAAAGTTTAATTTTGTCAAAAAAAGGCAATGACAAAAGAGCAACTGATATATATAATCCAGGAAGGACAAAAACACCAAAACCATGCGCGGACGGTTGAAATCGCATCCTTTGCAAAGCAGATAATGACGGGCGAAGGTCAGGACGATTTAATCGTTTCTTACAAACCCCGCGAAAATGCAGAACAAAAACAACAAAGGATTAAACTTTATAACTCTTTGACAGGGTTTGCAGCCGGTCAGGTCGTTTCAATTTACAACAAAGTTCAGAGGGTTGATAATCTGAAAAAAGAAGTCAGCCACAAATCAGAAAAAGGGAAAGGTCTTTTGGAGGCAAAGATTTCAAAGTTTTATCGGGGGCAAAGCCTCGATGATTTCCTTTTCCAAAATCTCGAGCACCTTAATTTTTACGACCCGAACGCACTAATCTTAATTGACCGCGTGGACGTGTTCAATGAAACCGGTTTAAAATCCGATGTCAGGATTATTCCAGTAATTTTCAAATCAAAGCAGGTAATTCATATCGAGCAAGACGAAATGGATATTACCGCCGTCGTCCTGAAAAAAGAAAGGCATTTGAAAGTGCCAAAGACAGAACAAAAATTGAACATTGGCAAGGATGGGCTGCCTATAAAATCAGAAACAGAAAACAAAACAGCCTGTACCTATTGGCTTTATCAACAACAGTCAGGAATCAGGTTAAAAGAAGTGGTTACGGAAAGTGAGGAGGTTTACGGAGACGAGCAAATCACAATCGAAATAGAAGGCAAACCAAAACTTTTCGAAGTGACTGAGTTTATTCACGGCGCTGGCATTTGTCCGGTCGTCCGTGTTGGCAGTTACATGGATGCACAAACCGACTGCGAAACTTTCGTGACACCTTTGGAACCTGCAAAGCATATTTTTAAAGACTTGATTAACCTTAAATCAGAATTTGACCTGACCAGGGCGCTTCATACCTTCCTGCAAAAAATATCCCTTGCTCCAAAATGTAAGCACCGCGTCGGAAATCACATTTGCACGGATGGATATATCGGGGAAAAGGTTTGCGAAAATTGCGAGGGGTTGGGTTTTGACGTTCACAAAACAAGTCAGGACGTTATCTACTTGAACTTCCCGGACACGAAAGATGAGCTAATCCCTTTGGCAGAATTTACCAGGTACATTGAACTACCGGAATGGCTTCCAAAATGGCAGGATGAACAAATTGAAAAAGCGGTTTCTAAAATCAGCCTTGCAATTTTTAACACCGAAGTTTTCAAACGTCCACAGGTTGCAGCGACAGCAACGGAGGTCAACGTCGAATACGACAAAGTGTACGACATAATTTACAGCTACTCAAAAGCCTTTTCAAATGCTTACAAGCGTATTATTCAAATCGTAAATGATTACTTAGAACTTGGAGACGGTTTAAAGGTGGTGCATGAATTTCCACGCGATTTTAAAATGAAATCAATCGGTGAACTTCTGGCAGAACTAAAAACAGCTCGAGAATCAGGGGCAAACCATATTATTTTGAATCAAATAGAAATGGACGTTTTTGAAAAACTGTATGCTGATGACCCGAATAAGATAAAGAAACTTGAGGTATATCAAAAGCTAAAACCGTTTTCGGACAAACAAGCGGCTGAAATCGTTTCAATCGTCGGGTCACGTTCAGCCGACGACCCGGAACGCGCTTTGTATGAAAACTTTGAAAGGGTGTTTCAAATCCTGACATCGAAAGACGAAAATTTCACCAATAAAACTTTTGAAATGCAATTGAAGGAGGCGAAAGAAATCGCCTTGCAACTTCACGCTGAATCAAAATTTCAAACGTTTCAAATGCCTGATTTCGGCGCATAATGAAAAAAAGGCAATACTATCAACGGCAACGGGAAGAGCTGGCAAGCAAATATGAAGGGCTGCTTTTTAGTAAGATTAAAGCTAAACAAAGCAACCTTTATTTGCGGCTAATGGCTATCCTGGAGGCGATTAAAGTGGATGAAAAGGGCTTTATAGTCTTTGATGTAAAAAACGTTTCCTTAATCAAGGACGTAAATCTAACATTAGACGCATTTTCTCAAACCGAATCAGACTTGGCGGTATGGGTCGGCAGTCGGGTTAAAAAGCTACTCGGATTGAACGCGCTTTATTTTCAGTCCTTTATTGAATTTAACTACGACAAGATAAATAAACGAGCCTTGCAGGTGGTAATGGCTCAATTAGGTTTTAATTCAAAGCAGGAAAAACTTATTCCAGGTGGATTTTTGGACAATTTAAAAGCCGGTCAGGCTATAAAGATGCAAACCGGAAAACTGATTTCCGACGCAATGGCAGCAAATCAAAGCCTTGGCGAGTTCAGGAAAAACTTCCGGACTATTTTCGTCAATCCTAACGGCATGGGGATTTTGGAGCGGCACTACGCAACGGTCACAACGGATTTATTTCAGAAATACGACCGGCAAATCAATAACACCTATGCGACTGAATTAAAACTAAATAATGCGATTTACAGCGGAACGGTGATTGAAACAAGCCGACCTTTTTGCATTGCCCGGAATGGAAAGGTTTTCACCCGTGACGAGATTCTTAGCTGGAAAAATCTTGAATTTGCAGGCAAGCCAAAGAACTATAATCCGGTCACAGATTGCGGCGGTTACAATTGCAGGCATCATCTTTCCTGGATTTCGGATGAACTTGCAGCGGAGTTGAAAAAATAATTCAAAAATTTTTCACCCTTTTTTTGCTTATTAAATATAAGTTTGTAAATTTGTGCTATCAAAAGGAATTAAATAATAACCATTAAAAACCAAATTATAATGACACCACCAGAAGGAGCCGAAAGGAAAGCGGTAGCGGCAGATTTACGCAAAGACGAAAACTTTTATTTAGTGCCAGACTTACAAGGCGACTTTGTAAAAGTAAAATACCTTGGATTAAATTATAAATCGTGGTACTGTTTTAATGAAATCGGAACCGGAAACATTCACGGCGGGCCGGACTTAAGAAATGTCTGGCTGGCAAAAACTGATGGAAAATGAAAGACCCAATCCAAAAGATAATCGAGAAAATCCCCCCATTTATAACCTGCGGTGGTCAGGAGTTTGGATTTGCGATTTTGCACGACACAAACGAAATGAAAATGGGTTTCTTTCCGGTGGGAAACTTGCCGGAATTATGGGTTAATCCATTGACGCATAAAATGCAAAACTATATTTTTTACCACCCGATTAAAACGATGGAAGATTTCGAAGAAGGGTATTACCTATGCGTCTCAGTTGCAGAAATGATTGAAAAATTTGAATTTTTAAAGTAATGTTGGAAAGAATAAAAAATAGAGATTGGGATAAGTTATATCGGTTAGCTAATGATTCTTTAGAAAGGCGAATCAAAAGCCTTGCAGGTGAAAAGATAATCTACGACCAAACCGGGGAATGCGTGATTGTTTTAGGGTCGGAGGCTGCGATGCACCGAATCCTGCAAGCTTTCATTAAGGAATACGCCGAAGGTTCGGCAACGTGCGGGTACTTGCCGCAATTGGAATTGCATTATTTTAGGTTGAATTTTTAAATAACTCAAAATGGAACAGATTAAATCTTTTTATTTCAGAATAGTAAATGCCTTTAAAATCGCTTATTGGGCATTTATGAATCCAGCAACATTAAAGCCAAGTAATTTCCGAATGTTATCCGACCTGCTCAATCTTATTTTGAAGGTAGGTACAGAAAATAGGCACATGATGTCACATATTGCCTATGTGCATCCGGAGGAAGGGGAAAAGCAAATTGTAAGTATTTGGGCAGGGGCAGGACTTGAGGCAGACCCTTTAAAAAGGATTGCAGAACTTTATAAAGAGAATGAAAGATTAAAAAAATTATTGTCAGAACAAGTCCAAAAAAACGTAAAACCATGAAAAGAATCATTTTACTTTTGGTAGTTATCTCTTTGCCGCTCTTTGCCGCAAAAAAGGGAGTTGAGAAAAAGGAAATAAAATATCAATTCAGCGCCTACGAAATGATGGCTTTCATTATCAAAAGTCACGAATCATTTTCACCGGTCGCTTACCGTGACGGGAAAGACGCGGACGGGAAAGTAAGGTACTCAAAAGGATGGGGAACAAAGGCAAAGAAAAAGAACGGGAAAACAACCGTAAAACAAGCGAACGAAGATTTTAAGCAGTATTTGTTTGCCAGGTTAATGAACGATGTCGAAAACGTCTATCACCTGAGGGAGCGCGAGCCGGTCGTTTATTCATGCCTATGCGACCTTGCGTATAATCGCGGGTCAATTCCGAAGCCGATTCAGAAAGCAGCACTTGACAACAACTTTGAAAAGGTCGCGCGTCTTTTGCCTCGTTACGTCCGGGATTCACACGGAAAGAAGTTAAAAGGGTTGGTAAAGAGGCGCAATTTTTGCAAAGATTTGATTTTGAATAGGCACAATAAGCCATACGTCAACGCCAAAATTAAAGAGCGAAAAGAAATTATAATCTCTAAAATCGTGAAGTAATGAATTCTATTCTTTGGGCTGCATTCCTGCTTTGTATTGTATGGGTTTTATTACTCCTTATATTCGAACTTTTTAACGAACTTTCAAAATGAAAACATACTTGGGAATTTTTGATTTAATAATTGACGTGGTTTTATTCACAGGGTGCATTTTACTTGTAAAGATGGAAATCACCGCAGGCGTTTTGACAATGCTAATCGCCGTATTTTTGATTACGGTTTTCCTCAATCTGAAAATGAATTTGAAATGAAATGTACCCTGCTTTTTTTAATCCTGTTTTCAGTCAATACCTTTGGGCAAATTGACATTACCGGGCAAACGTTGAACATTTTACCTGAGCCGAAAAAGGAACGCAAAACCTTTTGGAAGGACGTTGCAGGGTTTGCCTGCTTTGCAGTCGCTGGAATTGCAAACGGTGGACGTGAGGCTTACCATGCAGAACAAACGATATTTGAAAACAGATTTAGAGCTAGTAAAACTTCCTGGTTTGGAAGTGAATCCTGGCGAAGGAAATACAAAGGACTTGACCCAAATAACGAAGAGGCTTTTTTTTTGTCCAATACTTTACTTGTACCCGTCACAGATTTTTATCACTTTTCACAGACAGTAAGGAACACCGGAAGTCTTGGCGGTTCTTTCTTACTGTTGTACAATCGAAAAGGAGGTTTTTGGAGGCAGGCAGGACGTTTTGGAATCGGGGTTTTGGCTTACGGAGTTTCCAGTTCATTGACTTATAATTTATTGAGAAACAAATAATTTTTAATCCTTAAACACAATCACACATGAAACAGATTTTATTTTTGTTCGCTTTTCTCATTGCCTTTTTCCCGGTAAAGGCACAAATTGATTGCGGGGAAACTTATTTTCAAGTTCCCATTTACGGCGGTGGGAATATCTTTTACCAACAATTACAAGCGCCGCAACTTCAAAGGGATTTTGACAGGATTTATTTCGACACGTCCGGGCAATGGAAGTCACTTTACGGAGCGCCGGAAAATCAAGATGACCATTTTTATTTCCGATGGATTGGGATGCTTGACAATCGAAGTTGGATTCCAATCTTTTACGGCTGCCAGGATTATCTTAAAGAATCGCAGTTTCAACAGTTTAGGCGGGTTTCGGTAACGGTTTGGCGCTACAACAACCAGAATAAAACGGTTGTGACAAGTTCCCCGCTATACTTTGATATTGCACCGACAAAAAACGCAATGGTTAAAAAAAGGTTATAGGTGTTCATGTATTTCTGCCGCGCTTCCTACCTTTGGCGCGGCTTTTTTTTAACTAATATTTAATTAAAATGAAAGTAAATTTTAAATGCAAAGACAATGATGTTAAACTTAGATTTTACTGTGAGGATGGAGAAATAGACGAAGTATGGGTTAAGATTGACGGTGGGTTTAAAGACCTTTTAAATGGTATAGATAAGGCTAATAAGAAGTCTAAGATTAAAGACAGTCACGATTTTGGAGGCGGTTATATTGGTGAGGCTTTAAATGCCCTATAACGACTTTAGGCAGTTTTTTTTAATTTTCAAAAGCATCAAAATGGAAGAGTTAAGAATATTTTTAGCGGTTTTAATTTTGTACGCCGCCGGGATTATTATTTTGTATTTGATTTGGAGACTTTTAAAATCAATAAAATGAAAAACGCAATTAAAGGATTTTTGGCAGCTTTGATTTTGGTCGGATGTCTTTCGGCTACCGAAATTGAAAGGCTGTATGCGTGTTATTATGCTGGTTATACGGCTGGATTACATGACAGGCAGGAATTAGGGGAGGTTAACGCCAAAACGCCTATGGGGAAGGAGCAGCTAAAATTATGGATTGAAATACGCGCTAAAGAAAGAGCCGCCCAATGTGGGTGTCATTAAAAAGGCAACTCATCCCCAACCAATTCAAGATTAATCCCACCACAATCAACGCAAAAGATTAAATCCTTTTGAAGTGTGCCACAATCGGCGCACTTTTTTATTTCAACCTCAGGTTTAGGCTTTTTCACTTTGCTCATATTTTTTTCAGCAAAAAACGGTTTAATTTTTAACTTTGTAAAAAAATAGATGCTGCTAACCGACAAAGAATTTTTAGAAGCTGAATTGCAAATGGGAATCACGCCGGGCAATCCCGATTTCCGCAACCTGGCAAAGGCAACTGTTTCAGCTATCGAGGCAGAAATCACATTTAAAACGGTTTTGGATTACGGCGCAGGGGTAGGGGTCTATTCCGCTGCATTTAAGAAAGCCGGATATGATTGCTACTCTTTTGAAATTTGGGAGGCGCACCGTGAATTTATGCGTAAATATTACACGGGCGAAGATGCCTTGCGGATTATAGAGCAGCCGATTACGACCGACCTAATGGCGTTTATCGAGGTGGCTGAGCACATGACCGACCAGGAACTTCACGACCTCTTTCAATCAATAAGACCAAGTTGGATATTATTCTCATCCACGTCAAATAAAACGGCATGGGATGATAAATGGGGTCATATCAATATAAAAATGCCTTTGGAGTGGATTGACCTTTTCCAGTCCTTTGGCTACCTGTTTATAAAAAAGATGCACCGACCAACGGCATGGACGATGCTTTTTAGAATCGAGCAATACAAACCAAATCCATTTATAACACAATGAGAGAAATTAGAATCGGAATCCAGGAAG